ACGCCCAAGTTCTCCACTGTTCAGACTTTGAAAGGCCCCTTGCAGGCCTTTTTTTTCGCGTGTTTACTTCGGTCATCCCAACCAAGGAACCCCGATGAAACTTCACGAAATCCGCCAAAAGAAGGCCGCTAAGGTAGCCGAAGCCCGCAACCTGTTGCAAACATCCGAGACAGAAAAGCGCGACCTGTCCGAAGCAGAAAAATCGGCCTTTGACGCGATCAAAGCCAACATCACTTCACTGGAAGCCGACGAGTCCCGCGCTCAGTTCCTGGAAGAAGCAGAACGCCGCACCACTGGCGAGCGCGTCACCGATCAATCGTTTGACAGCGTTCAACGTCAAGTCAATGTGGTCGAGGTCATTCGCAGCCAAATGGAAGGCCGCTCGCTGACTGGCGCAGCCGCTGAGTTTGCCCAGGAGACCGAGCGCCGCACAGGCCGCAAAGCCCAAGGCGTTTTCATTCCCATGGCCGCACTGGAAAGCCGCGCAGCCATCACCACCACCGAAGGCGCAAAGATCATCTCCACCGATCATCGCGCCGATCAGTACATCGAGCCCTTCCGAAACAGCCTGCTTGCCCGCAAGCTGGGTGTTCGGGTTTTGTCCGGCTTGAGCGGCAACCTGTCTATCCCAAAATATGGCACCGGCACCACCACTGGCTGGGTTGCAGAAAACGCAGCCTTGCCCACTGGTGGCATGACGTTCGAGGGCGTGAACATGAGCCCAAAGCACGCTGGCGGCATCACCGAGATGTCACGCCAAATGCTGCAACAGTCGAGCCCCGACATTGAGCAACTGGTGCGCTCCGACCTGTCATTCATGCTGGCTCAATCCATCGACAAGGCCTTGATCCAAGGTGGCGGTACCAACGAGCCCAAAGGCGTCCTGGCAACCACCGGCATTCAAACGTCGAACTTGGCAACCTTGAACTGGCAGAACCTGCTGGCCATGTTGCAAAAGCTCGATCTGGTGAACACGAGTGCAGCCAACATCGTCGCTTCAACCAAGGTCAAGGCCAAGCTGGCTGGCACCCTCAAAGAGACTGGCATCGCCGGTTATCTGCTGGAAGGCGGTCAAGTGGGCGACCTGCCCGCTTACTTCAGCAACCAAGTGGCAGAGAAAGCCGGTTCGCCCGCTACTGGCCGCCTGATCGCTGGCGACTGGTCTCAAGTCATGTTGGGCATCTGGTCTGAGATTGACCTTTTGGTTAACCCATTCAGCGAAACCGCGTACAACAAGGGCAACGTGTTGGTTCGCGCCATGTCCACGGTCGATATCGCCGTCCGTCATCCCGAAGCGTTCGTGGTGGCTGACGACATCGCGATCTAAGGGCCATCCATGCTTGAGATTCGCTCACAAGGCAGTCTCAAGGCCAGCGGCAAAGCCCTGACGGGTTACGCCGCTGTCTTTGATTCGCCCACCGACCTGACAGGCTTCACCGAGGTTATCCGCCCTGGTGCATTCGCCAAGTCCCTCAAGGCAGGCGCGAACATCCGGGCGCTGTACCACCACCAGGGCGACGCTTTGCTTGGCACCACGCGCAGCGGCACCCTTGAGCTGCGTGAGGACGCCAAAGGCCTAGCCTTCAAGCTGACCCTCCCCGATACATCACATGGCCGCGATCTGGCCGTCCTGGTTGAACGTGGCGACGTGGCTGGATGCTCTTTCGGCTTCCTGGTGCGATCAGGTGGCGACCGATGGGAGAAGCGAGGCGGCAAGCTTGTTCGTGAGCTGCTGGATGCTGATCTCAAGGAAATCACGCTGACCAGCGATCCGGCCTACCAGGACACATCCATAGCGATGCGCAACCGCGCCGCCCTGCTGACAACCGATGCTCGAGCCCTATGGCTTGAGACCTGCTGAAAGGCTTGAAGTGAATTTGATCAAACGCGCCTTGAGCGCACTGAACCTGGAACACCGAAGTGTTGCGGGTGGTGACTCCTATTGGAGTGACTTCGCAAGTCTGCGAAGTAGCCCCGTCAACGGTAAAACTGCCCAAGGCGTAAGCGCCGTGTATGCGTGCGTACAAGCAATAGCTGAGACCACCGCAAGCCTTCCGCTGATTCTGTTCGCACGGCAAGGCGAAGACCGCACCAGGGCAACCGACCACCCGCTTTACGCCGTGCTGCATGACATGGCGAACCCTGAGCAAACCGCCATCGAAGCGCGCGAGTATTTGCAGGCGTGTGTACTGCTGCGAGGCAACGCATTCGCCAAGATCGTGCGCGGCATGGATGGCCGTGTGGTCGAGCTGTGGCCACTTCCACCGGACAGCATGAGCGTTCTTCGCGCAGGCGGGAAGCTGGCCTATGGGTACACGGACACCAAAGGGATGGTTCACCGCCTGCTGGCCCATGAGGTTTTGCACTTGCGGCACCGCCTGGGTGACGATGGCGTCATGGGCATCAGCCCCATTGCTGCTGCCCGTGGTGTTGTTGAGCTGGCCCTTGCTGAGAGTGAACATGGGGTCAATACATTCCGTAATGGTGCGAAGCTGCTGGGAGTGCTGAAGTTTCCCGGCACTTTGAAGGATGAGCAACGAGCCAAGATCAGGGACTCATGGTCTACCCAATATTCAGGCGGTGCCAACGCAGGCCGAACAGCCATCCTTGAAGGTGGTGTTGACTTCCAATCGGTAAGCATGAGCCTTGAGGATGCTGAGTGGATCGCGTCACGTCAATTCAGCGTCGAGGAAGTCGCCCGCCTGTTTCGCGTACCACCGACCGTCATTGGTGATCTCAGGCACGGCAACTACTCAAACAGCGTCGAGATGGCCCGCCAGTTCGTGACCATGACACTACGGCGCCACCTGGTTGCATGGGAGCAGGCCATCGCAAAACAGATGCTTACCGACGATGAAAAGCGCCTGTACTTTGCAGAGCATCAGGTGGAAGGCCTGCTGCGAGGTGACAGCGTGAACCGAGCTGACTTCTACGCCAAGGGCATTCAATCCGGCTGGATGCTGCCCTCTGAGGCTCGCAAGCTTGAGAACCTTCCAGTCATTGATGGGATCGACAATGCGCGCCCTGAACCAACGGTCTAAGCCTTCCAACCGATCAGGCCGTGACGCTGACCCTAAGCGCACGCTCAAGCTCAATGGGGCTAAGTGGCAAAAGCTCAGGGCGTCGGTGTTGCAAGACGAACCGCTTTGCCGTCACTGCACTGCCCGTGGCCTTGTTGTCATGGCTACCGATGTTGACCACATGCACGGCGCTGACGATAACCGTCGCGAGTCTTTGCAGCCGCTTTGCCACGAATGCCACTCGCGCAAGACAGCATCCGACCAAGGCAAGCGCGTGAGCTGTGGGCACGATGCAAGCGGGCACCCTGCCGACCCTGCACACCATTGGAACAAGCGCCCTGTGACCGTGCCTGCTGGCTCCTCATTGCGCCTTTCACAAGAAATCACCAGCAACCACCGGCCCTAGACCGAAGGGTTCCTCTTGTTTTTGCCCTAAGTCCAAAGACTTTATACGGAATCTGATATATGAAAGTCAATCCTAAGCGTAACCGCTCAGACAGCACCGCCGCCGCCGTGACTGCAAGTCAAGCCGCCGCCTTGGGGCCACTGCAACCGCCCGCCCATGTGAGCCTCAGACCCGGCGACCTGCCCTTCTGGAATGCGATCATGCAGGCGCGTGCGCGTGACACCTGGACCGAACCCGATCTGGCAACGGCGGCAACCATGGCCCGTGCCCAGGCTGACATCGAGCGCCTGCAAGCCGAATTGGACACCGAGGGATTCACGATCACCAACAACAAGGGCAACGTCCTGGTGAACCCCAAACACAAACTCCTTGAGACTTTGACGCGCCGCGTCGTGTCGATGTCGCGGGTCTTGCACGTCCACGCTGAAGCCACTGTGGGACGCAGCCGGGACGCAGGCAACGCCCTGATCAACGAGCGTCAAGCCTCACTGCCCCTGGATGACGAAGATGACTTGATTCCACGCTTGCGGCTGGTAGGTTGAGCCCCATGAAGTCCAAGCAACTGACCCGCGCCGATCGCGTGATCGCCTTCATTGAAAAGCACTGCGTCACGCCCGATGGTGCGCATGTGGGCATGGCCCTGGTGTTGGCAGACTTCCAAAAGGACTTCATTCGATCTGTCTACGACAACCCTCAAGGCACGCGCCGCGCCATCCTGAGCGTGAGTCGCAAAAACGGAAAGACTGGCCTCATTGCCGGCCTGCTGCTGGCGCACCTTGTAGGGCCTGAGGCGAAGCAGAACAGCCAAATTGTCAGCGGGGCCATGAGTCGAGATCAGGCGGCACTGGTGTTCAACCTAGCCGCCAAGATGGTTCAACTTTCCCCCAAGCTTTCGGACATCGTTCGAATCATTCCAAGCGGAAAGCGCCTCATCGGCCTGCCACTTAATACCGAGTACCGAGCCCTTGCGGCCGATGGCAAGACCGCCCACGGCCTGTCACCAGTCCTGGCCATCCTGGATGAAATCGGGCAAGTTCGCGGCCCTCAGTCTGATTTTGTGGACGCCATCACCACCAGTCAGGGGGCCCATGAAGCGCCGCTGCTGATCGCCATATCCACGCAGGCCGCAAGCGACGCAGACTTGCTTTCTATCTGGCTGGACGATGCGGCAGCAAGCGCCGACCCGCGCATTGTTTCGCGTCTCTATGCAGCCCCTGCCGGATGCGACCTGCTGGACTTTGACGCATGGAAGGCGGCAAACCCCGCCCTTGGTATTTTTAGAAGTCAGAGCGACCTG